ATACAGAAAAGGATCGCTGGTTTTATAAAATATCCCGTTTTCGTGCGGTGCCTCTCGGAAAACTCCGTAATCATCAAGTTTTCGGGTCCATAACTCCATCCCATTCTCAAAAACCATGTCATCTGATCCATCCAATGACTCCATGGCGGCCATACAGGCCTTGACCAGTGGATGATGGCGCTCTACTCCAACGACTGCGTTTGAGATAAAACCATTCTCCTCCCTACCCGCGAATAGGTGTGACGATAGGATTTCGTCGTCAAATGGTTTCAATACCGCAATGTCAATATCCAAATAAATCCCTCCCAGCTCGTAAAGATAATACATCCTGAGATAATCAGCCGCTTTCACCCACCCATTGACATCGCTTCTCGACAAACAATCCCTGACATATTGAGACTCTTTATAACAATTGTCGAGAGTGACCACTTTGTGCTCAAATCCTTCGATATTGTGGCGGATAATGCGATCCTGAACAGCCGATGCGATTGGCTTGTCATTAATCCAAATAGTTATAATCCTCTTCGGTATATATTGCATATTACCTGTTTAACTCTTCTATTTTCCTTTTAATAATTGCCCTATCATTCGCCTCGTTTGACCATCCTAGAACATTTGTTTCGTCCATCTTCCCTCCGGGCCTCGAAAAATGTTTATGAAGCACATACCCACTTGATATCATTGCCTCACCCAGCTTTTCACATTGCTTCCACAAAAAATCATCACAACCTACATGCTTGACTTCGCTACAAAATACTTCCTTTTTGTCAAGTAACTGGATTAAATCCTTTTTTATCAAGAAATGTTCGCAAATATATCCCTCCGCGTTTCTGACACCAGTATCAAACGCCACAAGGCGCTTTCCCGTCCTTATAGAATCCCATACTGCCAGGATTAGCGCATCAGGAGTGAATTCCATATCATCTGCCGCGAAAACAATATAGTCAGCTTGTGATTTGTCAACTCCTTTGTTTGTTTTTTCAGGGACCGTTCCGGCTCCTTCCTCAACAATAGTGCTAACAAGTTCCTTGGGATAATTCAACTTATAAATCGACTCGATCAGTTTATCCATCCCGTCTGGCCGGGTATTTATGGTCGGTATCACGATGGAAACCGTAGGAAGTTTGAAGTAATATCGCAGATCACGCAAATAAACCGAATTGAGAGGCCGGTATTCTAATGCTTTGGAGATGTTCTCTTTCGCGTTTTTGATATCCCCAATCCATCCATATGATACATAGAGAATTTCATGAGGGATATTCTCATACAACTCCTTATTGTTGGCGTAATAACCATCCCAAGGGATTGTGAGCGCCGCGGATGCATAGGCAATAGCCGCCCTATAATTTTTGTTATGCAAATAAAACTGAGCCAATTTAACGTAAGCCTCCCTCCGATTGGAATCTACAAATATCGCCTTAGAATACAACTCCTCCTGTAACTCGGGTTCATTCAAAAACCCATAGCAATCACCCATAAAGATCATCGATTGCGCTCTTTCCGCAGTCCACCCGTTCATACCAATATGACGCTCAAACTCCTTGATTGCTGTTCGATATCTGCCATGGTAAAAACATTCCCTAGCAAAATAATGACTGTTGCGATCATTCCCCTGATTATTGAAACAATCTAGGGCTAGGCCTTTGAGATAACCGGTCCTGTTTGTTTCTTGGTTCTGCCAATGTTCAAGTTTAAATATTGTTTCAGGTAGGAACGCCTTTTGTATCGGTCCATTGGTTATGGGGGCAAGGACCTCGTGGATCATATTCACCCACTTTAATTTAGTCCTGTTGTAGAACTTGCTTTGGACAAATTTAATGGCTTCGTTCCCCTTGTCATCATGGGAAAATACAAAATTGTATTCGAATTGATCGTTCCCTGAAGAAATCAACTCGTTTATTTTGTTTATGTCCATCACCGTGAACGCTTCATCGCAATCAGCAAACGACACGTGATTGTTTTTAGCCAGGGAGGCGGCGTAATTACGGGCAGATGAAAAATCAAACACTTTGTCACCAGACTCCACCACATTCTTTTCGCCTCCGACCATAAACTTAGCGTTAATGGCTCCTGCTTTCTCTTTGTCAATATCTACAAGGAACTTAGATCCTACTTCTTCTACTTTAAAACCAGCGGCTCTCGCCATTTCCGCTGTTCCATCGATCGATCCCGTGTCTACCAAAACGACTTCACCGCCTAACATTTGAAAATCAACCAGGGTTGAGATAAGGCGATGAAGCATCTTCTCTTCGTTTCTGCCTATAAGGCAAATACTAAAGTTTGGTGTCATAATTATTCGGTTACAACTTCTTTCTCGAAAATTTCACAAATTTCGTCATAAAGCCGGCCGTCTTCAGAATTGAATTTTATTTCCGTAGAGACAATCAAGCCCTTGACAAACCCCAAAGAACCCTTGACGCTGTCAGGAATGTCAAAAATGCACTCTTCTTCAAGTAACGCTATATGCTCGTCATTGGCTTTTTTAATGTTTTCATTGGAAAAAACATATCTCGATGTCGCCATATCGACAACAGGAAACCCCTTGTCATCCTTTTTGGCAAGCGCTTCCATGATCGCAACCCGTTCCTTCTCAAATTCGTCACGCTTTGCATTGAGAATGTTTACAAATTTATTGCGCTTTCTTGATTCCTTGCCGCTCAACTTGACGTCAAGCATAGCCGCCATTAATGCTAAGTGAGAGTTCTTGAATACAATTGATTGATTTTCCATATGTTTGTTATTTGTTAATTGCTTCTTTAAGTGATTCTACAGCTTGTTTATTGTCTTGATATTTGTGTTTTCTCATCACGTGCATTGCTAGTCCTTTTTTTGTGATCCCGGAAAATTCGCAATCAGGACACTTAAAACCCTTGACTTCCTCCTTACGATCCAAAATACTCTTCGCCAGTTTCGCTACTGGACTCAATTTATCCCCAGATGCTCCGTGTTCACCAGGCTCGACAGTAATGCCGGAGCTATTCTCGACAGATGAATCCACTACCATTGCATTCTGATTATCAATATCTGCTACCCCTGCAATTTTGACAACCTCCGGTTTCGGGTCATCTCCGGCGATTCTCCTAGTTTTTTCTATCACCTTCACTAGGTAATCCAGGGTATCGTCCTCAAGCCAGGCTGGGACAAACTTAGTGATAACAATATTATCATATCCTGGCATGGTGATGACCATATTATCACCTGTTTCGGTTATTTCTACATCCGCAAACGTTTTCTTGATCCTTAAATTTAAACTCACGATTGTTTTATCCATATATTTATTAATTACAACACTATTGAACTCCTTGTTCCCCTCCAGTATTTGGTTCTCCGGTATATCCAGGATGTTCTATCTGCCACCCGATATTTCCACCCGTTGTCGTCGCACAAGGTATTACGATTCGATCAGCGGCATCGGCCTCCCGTTTGCAACCCAAAGCATACAACAACTCCTGCTTTTTAGCGGTGTTGTATCTTGAAGTGATAACATTTGCACCAATACCTAAGGCAACCGCAATATCTGCAATCATCGCCATTGTATCCTGTGCAATATAACCTCTCCCTAGAGACCACGTCATGATTGCCACGATGATCGCGTAGATCGTCAATTTCTTGTTGTCAAAAAACTCAATAACTTTGTTTGTTTCCATATGTTTTTATTTACTAACAAACCCCCAGGCTCATACAAAAGTGACATTCACGAACACCGTTGCTTAAACCTGGGGGCTTGCTGTGAATGTTATTTAATTATTTGTATATTATATATTAATTTTACTTCTTATGGGGAACTTGTCAAGGCTTTTTGGGCTGGGACTTTGGCTGGTAAAACTGTTCCAATTTCTTTTTTAACGCTGTCGGAGATGGAGTGTTAAATCCAATCTTAAACAGGTTTTCAAAATTCGAGATGGCTTCAGAGCATGTAAGGTAGGCGATCACCCAATATTCGAGAACAGGAAATCCAAAACATTTGTCTACCAGGTGAGATGTCAATATTGCCACCGAATAAACGAATATCTTGTAACTCGTCCTCAGTGACTTTCTTGATGTTATCTTCTCTCCTGTCGACATAGCAGCGCAAATTGCCGTCAAAAAGTCTACAAAAACCAATATAAGTAACCCCTCAAAAAGAGTGAGATACTGGACTCCAAATAAAAATGAAAAAGAAACAAACAAACCAGACATAATGGTTTTACACAAAGCGCTTTCCGCTATCGAGGAGAACACCCCCATTATGCATACAAACGGATCGGAAAATTCCATGGATTTTAATGATTAATTAATTACACATTAATTGTAGAATTGATCTTTTATATTGACAATGCAATCGCTAATAACCCTCATAAATATTCCCGAATTTGGCACTCTGCTAAGCTATAAGTAAGCTTAAAAGCTATAAAAACAAACAAAACACATGAACGCACAGCTTATCGGAATCGGACAACCGAGATTGTCCAGAAATGGAGACGTGAATTACTACCGGATAAAATTAGTTCTTGACAACGGATCGTTTGTCATGACTGACATTGTTCCGGCTTATCGAAACTGGAAGTATTGGAAACCAGTGCTCGTAGCCGGAAGAGGCACGTGGATGAAAGGAATTAAGATGCTGTATGAAGGCAAGGTCGATGCCGATAGCCGAGTCAAGATTATCGAAGCTCCAAAACCGCCGAAGGAAAAGAAAATCAAGGCCGTCAAGGTAGAAAGGATTCCCATCCAGGTCAGTATGTTCTAAAATAATAAAAGATTATCCATAGGAACTCTCAAGTTCCCTTGGATAGCCCTTTATAGGAGGTATCTAATGGCAAAAATCGCTTGGTGTGTCGCCAATCAGGCAATAATTCCTGATTGGGTAGGCAAGGAATGCGAAAAAAAACAATGCCAGTGGATTGTCTTCATGTGCCAGGCAGACATTGACGATATGTTGTCTCGCATGGGAGGCGCTTAAATGGACAAAAACAGCAGTTCTTACCAGTGCGGCCTCAATGGAGGATATGTGGACGAACAAAAACTCGTTCATCGTTGTAGGGCAAGAAAATGTTTCTTTCTCAAGGAGCCGAAACAATCAACTCTTGCTTCTTTTTCACCGGAACTGAATATGACTATCGCCAATACTCAATTAGTCAAGATATTGGTTCCGGTGAAAAGCGAAAAATCGCTATCCTTGGGCTGATTCCCCAATGAGCACTTCGACCGGGATTCCCGGGAAAGTGTGCCAGGTAGACTTTGACGATATGATAGGATCGTGTATACTTGAAATATGCATAGGGGAATATAACCCTCTATGTGGATGTCTTCAGAAAAATCCAGTTATTCAAGGCTGGATTTTTTTGTTATAAGAGGTGGCTTGACATGAATTTAATAGTTTGATAGTATAAATATATTGGATGAAAATCGCACTCCATTAGCCGATTTATTTGGATGGTAATGCGATCTACCACCCAAACAAGTCGGTTTTTATTCGCAGCGCACAGGAGCTGGCCAACTGTAGCGATACTGGTTGGGTTTCCCCTCCTGTGCGCTGCGCGAGGAAGGCCGATGCAGAAACGTAGAATGTAAAGCGAAAAGCGAAGAAACGAACGATTATTCACAATCCATTACCAGGTTTCTAAATTTTAGACCTGGTAACGGAAAATAGACAGATGTCGTTTAAAAAATTTAGCCTCTCGGTCCAATAAAGCATACGAGATGCGAGTATGGGGCTGGCCAATGTGGCCTCCAAAGTATCGGAACCCATACCTAAAAAGAGTCAACAACCCTGTCAAGGTAAACGGATCGCCGCCTTGACGCAACCGCTTAAGCTTTTAAATCCATAGAGATTTGCAAGCGGGGCCATCGGGATTGACTACTGTGCCGTAATTTCTAAAACAGAACCCTTGGAATACTGCAACCGACAATCCGTCAACCGCAGAACGATATCCCAAGGTTGGAATGCAGAAGACCGCGAAGGGGAGGTAACTCCCCGTGTTATATGACATTGCACCGCTTCTTCAAGCCTGAAAATGGCCTCTGATAGCTACCAAGCAATGACTCTACACTTTTGATGCCGGCCAGGAGCTAAAACAAAGTCCTGGTAACCGAAAAACGACACTGTTGATAATTTCTTTACCGGAATTACCTATCTCTTGCAGAAATCTTTAAAATTTTCACAGGAATTTATTTTGCGCGTCGCAAAAGGCACACGCAATATAGTTGTATAGCCATTATTGATTAGCCAGTTGAATTCCTCTTCTGTCTCCCTAATGGTAAAAAAATACAAGTTCTTGTGAAAAAAATTTAAAGACACCCTGAACAGGATGTCTTTTTATTACTTAAAACTGACATTATAAAATTTAAAAGCCATTAAAATTCGGAGAAATCAGGGAAATTTAAATTCCAAAATTTTCGAATCGGTTGTCACGTCCAAAAAATCCATAAAATCGCTGTCTATTTATTGGGCCGCGATTTTTATTTGGGGCTGGAATTCACCTGTAGGACGTGTATACGCTCTACAGGGAGTTCGTGAAAGTAAAAAAGGGACTCATGCTATAATATATATATAATGATCAAATATATTTATTGGAAGCTGATATACATTTAAACCGGCATCTATTATATAATTGAAAACAACAGCATGATTACAGCAATTTTGACGGATCGTAAGCGTTTCACAAGAGAGTTGAGGCTTGAATCGCCAAAAATGGAGATTCATATCCCTTATGTGACGCAACCAGGAGCTTCTTGCAAAAATCCTAAACCGCAGATCATAAATGAATTAATAAGCAAATTCGTTCTCACTAAAAAAGTGGGACCGGAAACGTTCCTCTATAAGGAGGTTGACACTAATCGCCTCCTTCAAAACAAAAATATGAATATAAATTATTATGTATACGCGATAATTGTCGTTTTAATCGGTAATATAGTGGGATTATTGTCCGGATTGACGCCCCACAAATGGGAGTGGTGGCTGATATTCATCCCGTCAGGATTCATTTTTTGGACAATTTTCTCAAAATATAACTTCAATTTAACAGTCAATAATAAAAAATATGCAAACAAAAATCATCCTAGACAATGGTAAGACTTTCGAAGTCGGCGCCTTTCCTGACCGCGTAGACGAAAGGGACTTCAGGGTATCAGACTTTGGATCTGCCCCCATATTCGACTGGTCAAAAGCAGTAAATATAGAGGCCCGCTTAGCCGATAGGATCGGGAATAAATGTTTCTCGATAAAAACAAAAAATCAACAATCCTCCAGCTCGTGCGGTGGACAAGCCGGAAGTTATCATTCAAGTATTCTGGAGGCCCTCACAATCGGAGAATATGTTGAAAAATCAGCAAAATTCATCTATTCGCAAAATTATTTGCCCGGAGGCGGGATGTATATGCGGGATATCCAATCAACTCTCATAAGCCAAGGGGATTGCAATGAATCGATACTCCCTTCGGTTGATCAGTCTGGGGTATGCAGCGAATTGTGGATGGAGAGATCCGGGGACATCAACTCAGCTTCCAGGAAGCAAGCGGTGTTCTCCCGTGCCAGCGCCTATGCTAGTGTTTTCCCCAACATCGACAGTGTCGCTGCGGCGGTAGATAACTTCAATGGGGTAGAAATGCTCGTCTGTGGGGCTAATAATGGTTCCTGGGGCAGCGTGGAGCCTGTGGCGCCGTCCATAAAAGATGATTGCTGGTATCATTTTGTGTGCGGGATAGGCGCCCAGATGGTAAATGGTAAAAAGTGCATCAAGATAATAAATTCATGGGGTGAATCAATAGGGGACAATGGGCGTCAATACATAACTTCTGATTATTTTAATGCCGGCGGTGTCAAATCAGTTAGGACTATGGTGCAGATCGCCGATAAGGTCGGCTGGTGTGCCACAAAGTATATTGTCAACGGTCTCACCACGGAAAATCTTAGGATGAGAGAAAGCGCCGGCCTAAAAGGAAAACAAATCGCAATGTTGCCTAAGGGAACCGCGATTGATATTGTCGGGAAACGTAAAACAATTGATGGTTACACCTGGAGTAAATGTCAAGTTTTATAAACAATATAAAAATTGAGCAGAAATGCTCTTTTTTTTGTTTGCTTGACACACTTTTTAAAAAGATATATTATCTAAAATAATAATATAATATATTAATGTATGACTTCTTATAGAGATGGAGGCCGTCCATATAATTACAATGCCCAAAAAAAATAATGGACTTAGTAGCGCTGAAGGGTTTTCTCCGACCCGCTGCGGCGAATGCAAACAAAAACTTATAGAGTTGAAGAGAGAGAGTGTTTCTGTGAATGTCATCAAGGTCTGCGTCACTCCAGGATGTAGTCTCGCCATACAACTTCCACTTAAAAACTGGGTTGTCTACGATAAGACGGTCCATAACCCCGAGGCAGTGAGAATAGTGAATGAAATAATAGAGAAAAAATATGATGAAAGATAAATCAATTGAAATTCCGGAAAGCATTTATTTGATCAAGGACGTATCGGGGACTGACAAGATTTTTCTTGCCCTGATCAATGGCTTTGAAAACGGATGTGATATGAACAATCGGGAAATCGGTGAAATTCTTGATCTTAAAACCAGTGTGTGCGTTACCAATGCCATCTCCAAACTCGTCAAGAGGGGATACATTTCCGTTAGGGGTGATTACCGGAAAAGAAGGCTTTTTCTTACCGACAAAGTCGATAGTAGAAACCTACCACCGATTATCACCGCCGCAGTATAATTATATAAATTCGTTAAGCTAAATTGAAAGTTAAAATGCCCGAGACAGCATATAAAACACATGTCCGCATCAAACATTTGCCATAGATATGAAATTCCCGACGCATGTTCGTCTCCCAAGTGCCCGTTACTGGAAGGGGGAATGGAGATTCCTGCTCTTGACGGAGAGGAAGAATGTCCTTATTGTTGTAGAAAACGCGGGTTGAGGAGATCGATCCCTTCGAAGATGATAGAGTTCATCCCGGGTGAAAATCTACAATACCTGAACAACATATCAAAGAAAAAGATCTCAGAAATGAAGAAATAACAAAAAACAATATGAAAATAGATAATAAGACTGGCAGATTTATTGAAGACTGGGAACGTGAAACAAAGCCATGCGAATATGACAATCTTCTTGCTTTTCTTTCCATTGTCTTTATCCTATGGATTAATGCTTGCGCCATTAAATCCAGTGATATAGTCGGGATTTTCCTTTGGGTGTCTTTTGCAATATTCCTTTTTGCCAAATGGTATAAATATTGTAAAGCCTGCAAGTAAATAAAATTGTAGAATTCGCTGGTGGTGGTTAAATTGGTAAACCTGTTGAATAAATAAAAAACAGCCGAAATGGCTGCTTTTTTATAGACACACGATCTATTTTCTGCTCTTATCCTGATTTTTCAGCAACTTATATGCGGCATACTCCTCATCGGTCATTGCATTGACCTTTGCCTGGGCTTCAGGTTTCCTGTCGGTGTTGATCAGGTTCTGAATCTCTAGATAGCGATCCAGCATGCTCTGCTTGTTCTGGTTTGTTTGCTTGGTTTTGTCGGATGTTTTGAGCTTTTTATATATCTCATATTCGGAATCGGTCAACTCGTTGAGTTTTTTCTTGGCCCCGCTGATATCTCCACTGTTTTTCAATCTCTGAATTTCATTATAAAGCGGTTGGACCTTGGCAGTTTCATTATCCGATAAATCCTTCTGCAATTGAACCCAATTCCTCATCTCGAGCATCTGCTCAAAGGCATTAGCCTTGGCCATATTTTCAGTGGTTGCCCTCATCGGAGATAATGAATTGAAAATATTGTTTGAGTTCTTTACAGGGTCTCCCTGGGAATCAATTCTCGCGGGAACAGTTTGCGAAAGCCCTGGCATATTTGTCATCAGCCACTGAATTTGTTGCTCTATATGGCCGGCCTTATTGTCGGCTAAGTGCTGGGTATCGTCAGCAAGGCGGGCCATCCATCCTCCCAACGCCCTAAATGGTATTAACTGTTGAGGATAATTGGAAATCGCTCGAGTGATTGCATATTCATCTCCTTTCGCCGCCGCCAATAAATCTCCTATACTCTTGACATATGACTGGTCGGCAAGAAATGATCCAAATTTAGCAACTCCGCTTAGGATGAGATCTCCAGCATCATCGTCTATCTTTTTATTTTTCATTAAGTCGTCGATCGAGGCGACCATTGCAAATGGGAATGCAATAACCGGAGGAAGTTTTTGGAAAGAAACCCAGTTATCTCCTATTTTGATTGAATACGGCTGTTTTCCCGCGGCACGATAGTCCGCTTTTGACTTTGCATCCATTGGCTCAGTCCAAGAAAGGCGATTACTCGATAGCAATGTCGCCGCCCCAGTGAAGACTGCGCTCCCCATGACTGCCTTCGCAAGCTGTTCTGTTTTATTAACCGTGCCCCCTTCTCTTCCTATCATCGTCAATACTCCAAGTGGTGAATATTCAATTCCTTGCTTGAATATATTCATAGGAGTTTGGACAAACGGTAGGGTAAATTTAGATATCGTGGAGACAACGGGATTTTTGCTATTTCTTCCCATTTGGATCATTTTTGTGAATTGATCGACTGCGTTAAGAACAACTCCTTCGTTTTTACTATCCAGCCCTTGGCGATAGACAGTATAAGCCGCCTTCTCCTGGGCTATGGTGGAGATGTCTCCTACTTTTACCCCCTTAGATGCCCTCAATTGCAATGCGGCCGTCTCCCCACCTTCAGATAGAGCAGTAAACAATTGATCACTGGCCTCCATCATGCGCAATGGGAACGACAAAGTTTTTACCACCACTCCCTTTTTACCGCTTACGGCTATCGGAGTTCGCTTAAGAGTTTGCTTGACATCGAGATTGGTGTAAATCTTCTTGCCTTGCATAACGTCATTAAATCTTTTAACAGCAGCCTTAGCATTATCAAAATATCCCTTAGCGTAAGCCCCTCCTTCTCCGGCGAACATCGCCCTCTCCCTCCCAGTAATTTTTGAACCAAGGAAGTCAAAACCGCCAGCAAGCGCTTTTTCAATGGGCTTAACGGCAATAGTATTCATCAAGTTTGAAAAAGTATTGACAATGTGGGTCAACGGACTGGAAAGCATTGAATTATACCGCAATAAATCAATCCATTCACTCGCGGTAGGTTTCACGAAAGTTCTATAAAACTCTGACGCCTGATTAAGGTCGGTAAAATCGACTCCTTCGGCTGCTTTAAGGATATCATCAGTATTTTGATTAACTTTCAAAACCGCCTCAACAATCGATTGCATTGTGGTGTTCTCTTTTGGGTCTGCGTCAATGTTTAACGATTGAAGTTTACGGGCGATATCTGTTCCATTGGTTTTGATTGCTCTCAAGGTGTCGATATATTCCTGGTCAACCTTGCCAGACTCGGACATAAGTGACAGTTTTTGCCTCGCTTTAAGCAAACTTGCTTCCCATTCAAGAGTTGACTCTCTCCCTACAACTTTTTCCAAAATTTTAGAAGAGTTTTCTGCAAATCTAATCGCCTCCTTGTTAGTCAGGACCTCTCCGATAGAATTTTCAATTTGCGGCTTGATGTCTTCAACCACCTTGGTTACTACTGCCTTTCCTTCATCGGAAATGTTTAAATTTTTAACATTCATTCCGGTGTCAGCCATTACTTTCTTTACAATGGCTTGAGTGTCTTTAGCCAGGTTCTCCAAAGATGAAGCATCTTTTCCTGAAGTAAGCGCCTTGAAAAGCTTAGAGACTCCTGATCCTAGGCTCATCACCTCTCTCCCTGTTAAGATCCCCTCAGAGACAGCGTCTGCTCCCTTTGATATTCCGCTCACAAAAGGTTTGGATTCTTCCGCAATCTTTGCAGCAGACATTGCTTCCTGACCGGCTTTTTCGTTCGCCGCTATTTCCCTAATTCCAACATTGCTTGTGTTTTTTATTGTTGGAGCGACGGTCGAAGCATCTTCTTTCCCTACAATGTTTTTAGCGTTATCAGCGGCAATCTTGGAAGCAGGAAGGGTGTTCTTTGCCGGACTGTATTCCTTAAGCGCCTTGCTGATTCCGTTAAAGACACTCTCTACCTCCTTTTGACTGGTGGCATTGGCTATCAACTTTGAATATGCAGGTAGAAAAGACTCTGGCAAGTTGTGGCTCAACAAAATCTTAGACACCTCACCCGCCCTTACCGATTCGGCTATTTCTGATCCGGTTTTGATGATTTTAGTGAACGGTTTTAATTCCTTCATCAAGGCATTGGCTTCTCCACTTCCAGGAACAAAATTAAGACCAAGAAGGGCAAATCCAGCTACTCCTCCATATTTTTGTGAAGACTCTTGACTCATGCCAAGACCAGAAAGAATTTCTGAGCCCTGAACACTCAACTCCTTCACCGGTTCATCTCCAAGAATAAATTTCGCTAAACCTGTTTCTGGGGTGTAGGTTCCTCCGGTTCCTTGTAATGCAGCACCAGCGCCCATCTGCGCCGGGCCTTCTAACAATATTTCTTTAGCCGTAGCCGGGGCTTTTAACAATATTTCTTTAGCCGCCTTAGCCAAATTCTGGATTGCAAAAGTTTCCGACAATATACCAAGAAATGAATTTTGCCAGTCTGATTTCTTCTTTGCAGCTTCTGCCTCAGCGGCGGCTGTCGCAATCTTTTGAGAATTGTCTGTTTTACTGGCAATGCTCATCGGCTGTGTTTTGGTCCAATCAGAAGCGTTTGACACATTTTTAAATGGGCTTGATGTTTCGCTCGCCGTGGGGGTAACTTTGTATGATTCCGCTTTCACGAGTTCGTCAAAAATACCAGAGAAAATATTCTTTTTTTTCTTCTCGGTCGTTTTGACGGTCCCAGTAATGGTATCAAATATATGTTCAAACATAGTTTTATAATTCACGATCTCCAGTGGATGTCTTCAGAAAAATCCAGTTATTCAAGGCTGGATTTTTTTGTTATAAGGGGCGGGACGATAGCCCATAAGCGGTCAATCCACCTGGATCATTGGGATTAGCCAAGAAGCTGAAGATTGAATCGAATGTTGCTGAAGACAGTCCTGCTCCAACCCATTTCTGTTTTGCAACCTTGTAGGCAGCCGGAGAAATAAACCCGTCACCACCTATTTGATTAGCTCTTTCCATTTCTGCCATCATATCGGCAGTGGCATTGTTAAGTTTTTCGGCTTGGGTTAATGTTCCGCCCCCGCTGCTTCCGCTACTGATCTCGGTGTTGGCCGTTCCCAGATCCTTAAGAGTCTCTCCCGTGAGCGAATCTATCAATACAAGTTTTCCATTAGTCGCAACGACTTGAGTTTTAGACGTTGTAGAGCTCACCGGACGCTTGAAATACGTTTTTCCGCCCCTTGAATCAGTGATGGTGATATAGTCATCCGTTGACATTGCTGACGCCTGTGATGACAATATCGCCGTATATCCTTCAGCCTCAAGGGCGTTTGAATTGTCAGCTACCTCTTTTTTATATGTGTAATTGGCAAGCTTCGCATTAATTTGTTCAACTGTATCATTCAGTGTGATGCCGGCCTGAGCATATATAAGAGCAGTCGTCGGGTTTATCATTGCCGCTTTGATGTTTTCTGCCGCTTTTTCCGATGTTGATAAATCATTCTCAAGGAGAGTTATTTTAGCATTTATATATGTTTTTTCATCCGCGGTTAATTGAACCATCTTAGCATTTTCAGTCCCCTTTGATCCTTCATAAAAATTGTATAAAGCAGTGTAATACTGTAGTTGGTCATTCCGGTCGGCAGCGATTGCATTCACGGATCTATCAATCATGTTTTCCGCTACGGTTATTTGATTGTTTCTTGCTGCCATAACCGCCTGGATCACTCCGGCACGGGCATTGACATCTGAAATCGTTTGGTTGATTCTGTCAGTTCTGATCACCGAAAGCCCAGTTGCCTCCTTCTGCTGTTTTATTAATGCGTTTCCATCGGAAAGCAAGGAATCCAGTTCCTCTGTAAGCGCCTGATTGGCAGCGAAGTTTTCTTCAACTTTTAACCTTGCCCTTTCTGATGCCTCTAACGCTGCCCTAAATGGAGCGGTAGCCTGTTCAACGTCGTCCAAAACTCCTTCTTGCTTAGATGTCAAATCAGCTATTTTAGCTTCGGCCGCCCTTTTGTCGGCAGCGATCTGAACAAGTTGAGCGTCGTATGCTGCCTTAACCTTCGCCTCATTCTTTGCGACTTCTGCGGCTACTCCTGCAAGGTATCCCTCTGCGGATGCGTTTGCCAGACTTGCGGAAAAATCAGGGGCAACCACACCGGAAACTTCAAGGTTTTTAGTGGTATCGAGCTGCGACTGCAAGTCCGTTATTTTGTTTTTGACCTCCACCGCCTGTTTTGCTATCTCTATTTTATTCTTCAAATCGGCAACTGCATCTAACTGAGCTTGAGTTTCAGAATTAGGAACATATTCGTTCCCCGATTTAACAATCTGGTTAGTATCGGATAACCCATATTTAGTAAGCGCTGCTTGTTGAGCTTGAGCATCCGCAAGTTGTGCCTGGACAGAAGCTACTGTAGCATTAGCGGTTTCACCTGGGACAGTCCCTCCCGCCTGAATAATTTGTGCTTTAAGACTAGCGATTTGATCCAATTGTGTTTGGGTTTGAGCCGTAGGAACATATTCGTTCCCTGATTTAACAATTTGACTCGTGTCATTAAGTCCGTATTTCGTGAGCGCCGCTTGTTTTGCTTGAGCATCCGCGAGTTGTGCCTGGACCGATGCCGCTTGTGATGAACTTGAAGAAGTTGATGATGTCCCGCTATTTGATGTTGATGGAGTTCCTCCGGCTGCCGTTATTTGCGCCTTTAGAGATGCTACCTGGTCCAATTGTGCTTGGGCCTGAGGAGTCGGAACATAAACACTTCCCGACTTCACAATCTGACTTGTGTCAGTCAACCCGTATTTCGTTAGGGCCGCTTGTTTGGCTTGGGCATCCGCGAGCTGTGCCTGGATTGCCGCTGCCTGGGCTGCCGCATTGGACGAAGAGCTGGAACTGGAACTAGAACCTCCAGAAGATCCTCCAGAAGAGGATGTTGTAGTCGTCTTAACTACAGCAGGAGTTGACGTCTTAGTTGGCGCCACATATCCGACATAATTCGGATTTAATGCACCCGTTAAGGTATCATATTTATATGATGGATCGTTATGCGCTTTAGTAGTTGTTTGAGTTACTACTGGAGTTTGTGTCACAACAGGAGTTCTTGCAGCCGGTTTATTCAAAATACTCAAAAGTTGAGTGTTCTGAGATGCAGTTCCTGTATAGTTTGATATTCCGTTAGCCTTCGCTATCGCCGCCCTGCTCGAATAGCTGCTATCCTTACCCACGGAATTTAAGTAATCTACGATTGAAGTTCCTGTGTATGCCATGTGTTTATTGATTAAGCCTAATTGTTAGACCTTTTTTAGTGAATCATTCACTACTGCTTCTAGTTTTGTTTTAAGACTTTTATAATCGTTGAGTTCTTCCTGTAAATAAGAAATCTCATATTGTAATCCCTTAATACGGGTATCGATATCAGATATTGTATACGTTTTTTCTAATTCACCTAAATCGTTTGTAATAAGTATTGGGATATTAGTAGTCACAGAATTCTTTTTCATACTATCAGGATGAATTGAGAAATTTCTTGTTTCCACAAATCTCTTTATTTTTGATTGATTGATCATAATTATATTGTAAATTCTTTAACAAAATCCCACCCAAATTTATCATTGATTGCCTTCATCATTTTCTCCATATCGATTCTCAGCCTCTTTCCGTCTATATCAACGCTATCGTAAATCCATTCATTCGTTTTTTTGTCATGAGGAGACAACAGAGTAGCATTGCCGGCGGCGTCCATGACCCTCAGCTCTCCAGAGGTTGAATATAGCGATATTCCATTGGCCAGTGTCCCTACAGGAGCTGTGCCATTAAAAATATTGAATACCCTAGTCCCTACAGTCGAAGATCTTACATCACCAGCGCCTATCATAAGATTAGCATTGATCTGTAATTTTTGAAGCGTTTGGTCGGCATTGAATACTCCATATATCAATGATTTAGCTCTATCATCGGCTGCGTCTCCATTTTGAGGAGATCTATCCTGATTATCTATAAAAAGTTCGTTCGAACTTGTAGAATTTGCACCAGCAGCATATCCTATAGCGACATTGGCGTCACCTGTCATCTGAGAAACTAATGAATACACCCCAATAGAAACATTCCTATCACCAGTTGCGTTATTAAACAATGCACAATAACCGACGGCAACATTTTTTTCACCTTCAGTATTTGTGCGTGAAGCCCCCGTTCCGACGGCTGTATTCCAGCTCCCTGTTGTAGTATCTTCTAACGACATAGAGCCAAATCCTACATTATAAAATCCAGTGGTAAGGGAATTTAATGAATAGACACCTGTTCCAGTGTTATATGCTGCTGCATTACTTAAATTACCCGATCTAATCCCTAAAAACGTATTTAAAACTCCGAAAGTTGCCGCAGATTCATCAACATAATTTGTGCGAATAACTATTCTTCCGAATGTTGTATTGTCTTTAAGAACTGGGGTCGCTAAGCTTCCATCGGCGGTGTTATCCGTGTAGGTAGTGGTAACATTGTCGTTAATATTGGCAAGCAAATAATATGTTGGACTTCCTGCCTTGGTTCTATAAATGTTTCTAGATGTAACTGATGGTGAATCGCTCACCGGTATCCCCGTTAAATTTACCTGTTTATGGGTAGAATCTGTGGTTACAGTGTTACTGTCGGCGCCAAGTCCAGTCTCACCGTGACTGTTAATGTAAGTAACACAATATATATGTGTTCCCGCTGTAACATTTCCAGTGCTAGTTGATACTAACGCCGCTGTGCAGGCGATCGCGTCGTTCACTACAGAAAACCGAATATCACCACCATGTTCCATTAGTATGCTGGCCCCATGTTCAATTGTGATGGCATTGGCGCTTGAAGCAGTTATTTTCAATTTATCAGTCGAATCGTAAGACAAATAATCACCTGTGCTGTAATTCCCTATGAAGAACCTTGCTGGATCTCCTGCGATACTATCGTCAAGGCCCAAAATAAATGCGCCACCATTGGCATCGCCACCTCTCCAGTTAGCCAGATCAAGGGCATTTCCCCCTCCAAGATAAGAATCTCCGGTTCCCGCGGCGACGCCTAAAATGATCGCCTTCGAAGAAATCGTTCCAGCCGTCAGCTTGGATACTGCCAAATCGTTTATTTTGGCATTAGTAACTACTAAATTAGCCAGTTGGGCGGAATTCGAAACAAATTCATTGACTGATGCAACGTTTGCTGAAATGTTATCAACAAATAATCTCACTCCTCCGACCCCTCCAAAGGCCTGATATTGTGCCTTGGAAGTTGTATCGGCGTTGGCATATGCCGTCGCTACAAGAATTTTTCCAGAACCTATTGCGGTAGTCGCAGTTGTTGTGACCTGCAAAAGAGTAGAAGAAACTGCAATATCTAAATAAATATAGTATGAAGTCGAGGCAGACATGTTCCCAGTGTTTGCTCCGGTGATATTGTATGAAGTTCCAGCGGCAGTGGTGATAACTCCTGTTGCCCATGCAACAATGCGATAATCCGTAGCACTGAATACGCATGTATTTGTCCATCCTTGTGCTGAAATGTTGGTATTTGTCAATCCCACTATTCCAGACAAATAACCAACTCCGATAGACGATCCTGCTCCAGCTGTCAATGCTCCAGTTATTGTTGCGCTTGTTGCCGTTAATGCTCCAGCCATACTCACGCTGAATGGCGCCGAAGCAAATGTGGCGTTACCTAAATAAATTCCATTGCTATCCGCTTTAAATATACTATCGCCGGTCCCAATCGAAATCGTTCCTCCAGTGATAGTCGGAGATGATATCGAAATACTAGCTGACACTGATGCCGCATTGACATTTAGCGCATTCACAAAGCTGGTAGTGACCGTATTGCCTACAATTGTTGTCACACCACTATCATCGGTATACTTTGATGCTAAATCCCAGTCACCGGCTTGATATTCCCCTGTTAATCTTTGAGTGACACATCTCTTAAGGTCGCCAGAGCTTCCTGCTGCCCACAAATCACCGACATAATACGGAGTGGTAGGCGTTGAAACAAACGTTTGCCGAGCCGTCCCCTGGCCAACATTCGTCCCCACAACCAAGCCGTTGAGGACAGCAACTCCAGTCGTTCCGTCTATCGAGAAAGTTGTTGCTCCAGAAGAACTTCTGGCCAGTATTCCACTAGGACTAATTTTCAAATCACCACTTACTCCATTGGAATATGTTCCAATCTGTAACGCCCCAGACACACCAAAAGTAAATGGGGTGATAATTGTGCTGGTCGCAGTGCTGATAGCTGAATCTGCGAAATGGCCACTACTATCGATTGCGGAAGCCAGCGTAGAAGACAATCTACCTCCGATGGTTGAAGTTCCATCAATGGTGCCTCCGACTAAAGACAAACTTCCGCCAACTGTATATTTCAAATAAGCCGTATCGCTTGCAGCGCCAAAGTAAAGACCAGAGCTATCCATCCAATAACCGGCATGAGTAGAATCAGCGAATGACGTTTTTCCATAACCGAGCGTTTGTGCATTGATGTTCAAAGCGTTCACAAACCCGGTGGTGACTGTATTTCCAATGATTGTAGTCACTCCGCTATCGTCTGTGTATTTTGAGGCCAGGTCCCAATCTCCTGCCTGGTATGCACCGGTTAAACGTTGAGTAATACATCTCTTGAGGTCACCAGAACTTCCTGCTGCCCACAAATCACCGACATAATAAGGGGTTGTGGGGGTTGAGGTGAATGTTTGCCTAGCTATTCCTATCCCGACGTTTGTTCCAACAACAAGCCCATTGAGAACGGCAACTCCAGTTGTTCCATTAATAGAAAACGTAGTGTCCCCATTAACATCTCTTCCCAAAATACCGGTAGGGCTAATTCTTAAGTCTCCGCTAGTTCCATTGACGTATGTGCCTATTTGCAAAGCACCTGACACACCAAACGTAAACGCACCAAGAATTTGACTTGAGGCAGTGCTGATAGCTGAGTCTGCAAAATGGCCACTGCTATCGATTGCTGAAGCCAGAGTGCTGGCTACCCTCCCTCCTATAGTCGAGGTTCCGTCAATAGATCCTCCGGTTATTGCAATAGATGTGGCGGTGACATCTCCTGCGACGCTCACTCTAAACGGAGCGGTGGCTCTATCGGCGAACTTTTTACCGGCGTAAAACGGATAATCCAACCGTGACAATCCGGAAGAGACTGCATCAGTTGCGCCATCAAAATATAAAGCACTGGCAGTTACAGCCCATCCTCCTATATATCCGGCGGCCGCGGAGATAGATCCTACCATGCTCACACTTCCAGTTGTTCCATCTATCGACAAAGAGTAAGCTCCGCTGGTATTCCTTGCCAAGATACCGGCAGGACTAATTTTAATGTCTCCACTTACCCCATTGACATATGTTCCAATTTGTATCGCTCCAGATGCGCCAAAGGCATATTCTCCTAGAATATTTTTAGACGCAGTGTCAATCGATTCATTGATAACGTCACTAACATACTGTCCTTGTTTGTTTATTGAATCGGATACTATTGATTGCAATAGTCCGTTACCAACCGTGGAAGCGAAGCCGGTGTTAGGATTCAAGAACACCTTCTCCTTGCACGGGATTATTGGATATTGAGGGGTAATGTCTGTCATTGTGTTTATGTTTAACCTTCTAAATAATGCCCTTTGACGAATATTTTGCGAATAGGGCAAGGATTTGTAGCGTTTCCTTCGGACCAGTTAAGATAAATCCTCAAATCTTCTATTCTACCCAACCCAAGAGCTGAAAGCGTATGTATTCTCTTATCCGCTCCGGTGACAGTCAGCGTATTTGATGAATTTATTCCTTGATTCGCCTCAATGGATACCGAGCAACTTGCATTAGCTCCTAATGATGTTGTAAGCACAGTGATGCTGTCGATATATCCGAGTATCCCGTCCTGGATAGTCGGAACAATTATTGTTTTCCATGAGCAATTGACGTCGTAACCAGAGAACTTTGCTAGTTTATATCTGTTCCAATAGTGTATTCCGGTTCCAACGCTCGTGATATCGACTTCATCGCCGTTGAGAGTCAATGATACCTTAAACGTATTGTCTGTTTTTGAAATTACGTAATAGAGAGTCTCAAGGGACAGTCCTCCCGGTAACGATGTCGTTGTCGTTAGCAAAACCGTGTCTCCATTTACTAATCCATGGCTAGCAGACGTGATTATATTGTCTACAGCAGCTGTAAACGCAGTGGTTTCGCTCGATGCCACCATTGGGGTTCCAAAAGGAGCGGCGATAGCGCCTACATTGGCATATCCTCCATCTGCTATTTGGCTGATTTGGAATGGCAAGTCATCGATCATGGCTCCTGCCGAAAAAATATTTCCGCTCGAATGAAAGAGGATAGTGTTTCTATAAAGAGTTTTTTGCTGATAGTTAGGAAGAGTTCCTACGAATTTCTTTAATGGGCTGATTTGGCTTCCAACGATATAGCCTATATTCACTCCGGTAGAGGTAATATCTTGATAAACAACATAGATAATTCCGTTAATTCTGTATAAAAATCCGATTCTCTGCATCCCAACACCGGTCTCGTCTTGTAACAATGAAGTCGTTGCTGATCCGTCATATAAATATATCTGTCCCTCAGATCTATTTGTCCCTGTTACGCCAGAATTCACGGCAATATACCAATATCCTGCATTGTAAACAATATCCGCTACCTCACAGTCAGCTCCAAAATCCAATTTATCAACGTCAAGAACGTTGGTTTCCGCGATATATACACCAGCATAACGTCCATTCCCGAAGAGCATGATATCCTCCTTTTTATCTGATGGATGTGGGGCATTCTGTAGTGCCGCCGCACCGGTAGGCACGGTAGAATTACCACACCAAACAGATTTTCCATTTCTACGGACAAGCATTATGTGGTTTTTATCCAAAGATAGACAAACAATATTTCCTTTGTATGCTTCCTTTGTGGGGTATTTAGTTAGTCGTGTTTCATTTTTTTCTTTCGTAACTCCGATAGTATAAGCAATATATCGTGCAATACCATTGTATGCTTTTTGTCCTCGTCTATCTTTTACAAATACTTTTGCGCTCCAACCCAATTTATTAGTCAATTCCACAAAATCGTCCCTCAGCCCTTCACTGACTGTATAGTATTGGTTCGTGTCTAAATAGCCATCACCAAGCATAAGTGCTTCATACAGTTCAATTAGAAGAGATGGATGTAGTTCAAGTATCTCTCTTGGTATTCTTTTTTCGTGACACAATCCAGGAATAATGCTTTTAATATACTGAGTAAGTTGTTTGTCGTAAATATCAAACCCTTTCCCATGATAACCATAATTGACTCCCAATTCGTCAAGAGTGTCTTTCATTGGTTGCCACCCTTTGCTATATGTCCTTTGTGCAAGGTTTATATGTTTTTCACTTGAAGAACCCTCTGAAATATAAAATCCAAGTAAACGCAAGAATGGTTTAATAGGATATTGCCGTGTTGGTTTATAGTATCTCTTGCCAGATGTATTGACAATTCTTCCTTTGTTATCTCGCACTATAACTTGTCTGCTTCCGTTGTCATACTCTGGGACGGTCCAAGTATCTACCAACACACCATCCCATTCTGCATTTTTCTTTAAGCGTATGTTTGACTTACCAAGTAGACTATCCGCCCTAACGATTTTCCAGTCGGTATATGTTTTTCTGTCATTCATTTTTCTAAAACCAGCGAACATCTTATGGTCTGGGGTAACCACCAAATCAACACCTTCGTTTTTGAAAGCAACCATTTCTCCGTCATAGGGTTTGTTAATTGTTTCTTTATTTGTAGTAATCTCTACCTTCTTTGTTGTTGGATTAAGAGAATACACATCAGCACCTACTTCTACATCTTTAATTTTCTTCCAACCACCAACCGTCAATACTTCTGTATCTTCTGTATAACAGCCCCAATCGTGATCGAAAGTGGTCGCTAAATCATACATTCCTATTTCACCTCCTGAAGACTTATTGAATAAATAATACAATTTGCTCTTGAGTAACTGGACTGAACAACCTTCGGTGCAATTTGTTATCGCCTGAGGGAAGCTTGCATCGCTAGTGACCGCAGTAGGAGTTATTTTAAAGAGCTTTGTTGCTCCTATCCCGTAAGTGACGCTATCGGTTACTGCTTTGTCAAGTATGCAGTTGATTCGTTCCGAGACAACTCCTGCTTGCGATCCATTCGTCAAAATGGCTAATGCCGGCCCTTGAGTGAGATAGTCCCCGTTGATTATATCGCAATTGGCCATAGAGGCGGCATGGCCAGCGCCTCCAACCTCCGTAAGAGGATTGACAAAAGCCAAGGGAGCCATGCCTTGGTAAAATTTATCGAATACTAAATTGAATGTATTGTCTTTTGCCATGATTTTAAATAAATGAAACTCCGCTAAAAGTATCGATACCGCTGTCTTGACCGTAATCTTCACTGTTTTCCACCGACATACATACTTCGTCATCGCGATCATTGCGGGTTGAATAATAATCCATGATTGCTTGTTCTGTTTTTGTGATGAGCGAAGACAAAATAGAAATCTTGGTGTTCATCTCATTGGCGACAGCATAATCCATCGCGGCGCCGTATGACAATATTTTATGGAAGTTTTCGGCGAACCCAGGAACCGCAACAGTGTCACTAACGACAAAGTGGGTAACGTTGCGTTGATAAAACACTTTTAATCCTCCAGTAATCGAAGCCGACGGTTTCGGATACAGTAACAATGAATTGCCGATTTTATCGTATTCTTCCGGTGTCCCTGCTTCTTTTTTGTAATCAGTCATTGACTCTGACTTTTTGTCCTGCAAACTTATTGGCCGAAGATTATGCCAGTTGCCTTGGGCATCCTGGACTTCTACCTTTAAAATTTTGAGGAAAGTGGCCGCAGTGATGCCGTAGTCTTGTTGTCCGGATACTAAATCAAATGTCCCGATCGGAAGGTCTGTTTTGTTGTTATCATCCCACTCCCACCTATCGTCAGCCCTCAATATCAAAGCCACTACCGAGTCATACCAGTTGTTTATGTTTCTTGTTTTATCAGCTATCGAATAATCCGATGCGAGGACAGAAGATCCAAACAATATATAGTCAATGTCCTGAATTATTCCCGTGTAACCAGATGTGTCTGAAAATTGCATATGTTTATTATTAATTAAGAGTTACCTGCCAGGGTTTTTATATTAGCGATTAAATTCCCTGAAATACTGGCGATGTTGGCCTTAAGGTTTCCACTATATGATGTAAGGTTCGTTGGGCCCACCGCTCCAGCAGAATGTTCTACTACAAGCTTTGGGTCAAGAGTGGTTCCAGATTTGTCGGCAGTCCAAATGGCTACAAGACTTTTTTTGTCATAAGTGGTTATTTCTTG